GGATTAGACAAATACTATGGTCTTTTAGAACTTGCTGAACAAGCAGGTATCTTTAAGAAAGTATCTACAAGATACGAATTGCCAGACGGCACTAAAGTATTTGGTAAGTCAATCAATACAGAACCCGAAAAATATTATACAAAAGAAACATTAGATAAGATTGATGAATATGCCAAAAGAAAATTCTCCTACGGATCAGACGAAGAATAAAAAAAGATACGCTTTTGTACAACGAGAAGGTGATGATTTTACTTGCATAAAGTTATTAGAAGGTAAGTACAAAGGTGTTATATACAGTTATGGTGATGTAGGTTTTGCAAAAGATGAGAAACCTGATGGTACTTTACCTATGACATTTGATTATAATATAATCTTTAATCCACACGGTGATGAATCCAGCATTGACAGACAGGACTTTATAGATTATATTGGAGATATATTAATAGAACAATTAGAGAAACAAGTGAAAAGTGGAACAGCAATTTTTAAATAATAACGAAAGAATAGAAGTTACAATATTAAGAAACCTCATTTTCAATGAGGACTTTACTCGTAAAACATTACCTTTCATAAACGAAATCTATTTTCCAAAGAGAGAAGAAAAGATTTTATTCCAAGAGATTGATAACTTTGTACAGAAATATAAAAATTTACCTACTAAAGAATCATTATTAATAGAGTTAGGTTATCGCAAAGATATAAATGAACAAGAAAATAAAGTAGTAAAAGATTTATTAACTACACTTAATGCTGAAGATGTTGAACAAAAATGGTTAATAGATACAACAGAAAAGTTTTGTAAAGACCGTGCTGTTCACAATGCAGTATTAGAAGGTATTAAAATATTAGATGGCAAAGATACAAAGAGATCGCAAGAGGCAATACCTAGTATTCTTGCTGACGCATTAGCAGTTAGTTTTGATAAAAATATAGGACACGATTATATACAAGACGCAGATTCCAGATTTAAATATTACCACGCAAAAGAGAAAAAGTATCAATTTGATTTAAGATATTTTAATAAGATTACCAAAGGTGGAGTTCCAAGTAAGACTTTGAATATTGCATTGGCAGGTACAGGTGTAGGTAAGTCTTTGTTTATGTGTCATTGTGCTAGTGCTTATTTGGCACAAGGTTTAAATGTACTTTATATTACATTAGAAATGGCAGAAGAAAGAATTGCTGAAAGAATTGACGCCAACTTATTAGATACAACAATAGATGATCTACACGCATTACCAAAAGACTTGTATGATTCTAAAATATTAAAAGTTAAAAACAAAACAAACGGTCAATTCATTATTAAAGAATATCCAACTGCGTCTGCTCATAGTGGACACTTTAGATCATTGTTTAATGAATTAGCATTAAAGAAAAGTTTTAGACCAGATGTTGTCTTCATAGATTATCTTAACATATGTGCTAGTGCCAGATTTAAAGGTGGTAATATATCATCTTACTTTTACATAAAAGCAATTGCAGAAGAATTAAGAGGTCTTGCTGTAGAATTTGATGTACCAATTTTTAGTGCTACACAAACAACAAGAACAGGTTTCGTTAGTACAGATATTGGACTAGAAGATACGGCAGAGTCTTTTGGTTTACCTGCAACAGCAGACTTTATGTTTGCTCTACAATCAAATGAAGAACTAGAACAACTAGGTCAAATGAAAGTTAAACAATTAAAAAATAGATATAATGATCCTTCAATTAACAGATCATTTATTGTAGGTGTAGATAGATCAAAAATGAGATTGTATGATGTAGAAAATGTAGCACAAAACATTGTTGATAAAGGAAAAGAACCAGAAAAAGAGGACGCTTATAATAAGTTTAGTGATTTTAAAGTATGATGAAAAAGAAAACATTATTTGAAATAAACTATTGGGAGTATCCTAATTTTTTAAATCAAAAAGAAATAGATAAGTTAATTGGTAGTATTTTACCAGAAGATTTAAAGCAGTATCATTATATAACAGGTAATGCTAAATCAACTATGGGTGTTGGTCAAAATATGTTTTTAGATTTTCATAAAGATATAGAAGATAAAATTTCCAAAGAATGGTTTATAAAGGATCAAAGAATGTCTGAATCTTGGTGTACTATACAAGGTGAAGGTAGTAAATTACAATATCATTGTCATCCCAATTCAATTATCTCTGGTATTATATATTTAAAAGTAGATGAAAATAGTAGCAAGTTAGTCTTTCAAAATCCTACTTCTATGGCAGGAGAAACTTTTGAAATAACACCTACAAATGGATTAATGTTAATGTGGCCGAGTTTTTTAATGCACGGTTCTGGAACATATGAAAACAAAAGTGGTAGCAGAATAATTTTAGGATTTAATTCTTATTGGAAGAATTTTGTAAATGAAGTGGGTCATTGATTATGAGAAAACAAACTATTTTTACAACTGATATATACAAAGAATATAATTTTTTAAATGATAAAGAGATAGATCATTTAATTAATAGTGTAGATGAATTACAATTAACAGATCATAATTCTTTTATTGGTCTTGCTAAATCTACATATGGTAATTCTAAATCATATTTTTTAAATGACCATAAAGATTTAAAAGATAGAATTGAAAAAGAACTTTACAAAGAAGGTATACAAATTAGTAATTCTTGGATCAATGTACAAGGTAAAGATAGTAAACTAAACTTTCATTGCCATCCTGATTCAGTTATATCTGGTGCTATATATTTAAAAGTTGATGAAGATAGTAGTAAGTTAGTCTTTCAAAATCCTAAAAGTCAGTATTATAATTTAGGTGAAGACATTTCTATAACACCTGTAAAAGGAATGATGTTAATGTGGCCAAGTCAATTAATGCACGGTTCAGGAGTTAGTATTAATAAAAGTATAGAAAGAATAGTAGTTAGTTTTAATACATTTTTCAAAAAGGAGACAAATGCCTAGAAAACAAAAAGTTAGGTTCCATAGAGGTGATAGAAGACCTGCTAAAAATGATACTAAATTGTCTTATCAAGTTAAGATGAAAAAAAGAGGTCGTAAATTTGTTTGGCAAGTAGTAGAACAACCTACTAGAAATGCTGTTGCGGAATATTTCTTTGAAGAAGACGCACAACATACAGCAGACTTCCAAAATAAGCACCAAGTATGGCAATCTAGTGGTGGAATACCAAGATTTCTTTGGGTATCAATCTAAATTCTATATATAAATATATCTAATAGGAGATATATGGTTCAAGCAGCAACAGACGAGGCAGAAGGAGCACAGGCATTATTTTGTTATCTAGCAGATTATGTTGGATCAGCAAAAATTAAATCAGGTGAGTGGGATCAATACATAACAAAAGATTTCTTAATTTTAAAGGGTGCTTATAAACGATTTAAAAAAGAGTTTCAAACAAAATATCCAAGAGTAATTGATAGTGCTTGGTCTGTATGGGTTGAAACTAAACTTTCTAAAGATAGAATAGAAAAATATTTAGAACAAAAAGATGATTGGTTTATATCATCAATAAGAACTGCTAAAAAATTAATTTTAGATATTGATTCTGCTAGCAAAGGTGTGGATAAGCAGTTTGGATATATAAAAGCACCAAAATCACTTCAGGTATTTTATAAACACGGTGACGAAGAGGTAATGGGGTTGATGACAAAATTATTTAAAATAGCAAATGACACCTCTGCTAAAGGTGCCGCTGCTGATATACCTAAACCAGAATATTTTGGTAATTTAAATAAATGGTCACCTGCTGACATTTATTATGCTACTAAATTTGCTATAAAAGAATTAGAAGACTTACATAAAATAGCAGTAGATGATAGTAATTTAAAATTTCACACCCTTAATACTAAAATAGGAACTCTTATAGATGAAGGACAATTGTTACCTTTATCATTAAAAAAAGTAGGATTTACTGGTGATGTTCAACTTAAAAGGGTTAATTGGATGGGCAAAAAAGGACGAGCAGTGGAAGAAAAAGCAATAGCAGGTACTCGTGCTACAGGTGCAGGTAGAGAAGATAAAGGAGAATACAATCCTACTAACGATTCAGCAAAGTTTGAGAAATGGTATAACAAAACAAAAGGAATATTTACTGATTGGAATTCAAAGTTTCCAGACAAGTATGTGAGAGATATATATGTCCGTATGAAAACTGGAAAACCACACGGTAAAGTAGGTGCTATACAATTTAGACATACACCAGCTTCTTCTGGAAAACCTTCTCCAGGTTTTAAAACTATTTTAAAATATCCAGGTCAACCAATGGCAGGTCAAGTAGTTGGTATACCACGACTTGAAAAGATACTTTTAACTGCTGATAAAGTATTTGCTGGAGAATTATCTAAAAAATTTAATACTGGATACGGTAACTTTGCAAGTGCAATGAAATTATATAATACCACAGGTGGGTTTCAAACAAAAGAATATGGACTTATAAGTGGAAACGATATGTATAACAATGGACCATTTAATAAAGTTCCAAAAGGTAAAAGAAAAGAACTTAAAGATGGTAAAGAATTTAAAAGAATATATGGTAGAACTTTAAAAGATACTTTTAATGACCAAATAGGTTATTTAAGTGCTGTTTATATTATGAAAGATTTTAATGAATATTTAAACAAAAAATTTAAAGGTGGATCGCAAGTTAAGAGAAAATCTCATAATTGTATAGGGGCAATATGGGAATATACATCTTCCAGAACAGCAAAATCAAGTCCCTTTGTGATTGCCAAATAGTATAAATAGTAGAAAGTGATTTATATGGAAAATGTGATTATAGTTATGGATAAAGTGGAGAACAAATGTTTAGTTTTAAAGGTTTCATTACCTCAAATAAAAATACACACCTTGAACACCTAGAAGATGATATAATCAATAGGGGGTCAGCAGGTGGAGAAAATGCTGTTGCATTTTTAAAGTCAGTAAGAAATATGCTGGCTGGTTCTGCTAGCGGACGAGTTAATATGTCTGTTAAATGGGACGGTGCTCCTGCTATAATATGTGGTAGAAATCCAGAAAACGGCAAGTTCTTTGTCGGTACAAAATCAGTCTTTAATAAAACTCCTAAAATCAATTACACACCTGGTGATATAAGCAGAAATCACTCTGGTCCTGTTGCAATGAAATTAATGGCGTGTTTAAGAGATTTAAAAAGATTAGGCATAACTGGTATCTATCAAGGTGATTTGTTATTTACAAAAGGTGATTTAAGAATGGCAAGTATAGATGGTGAAAAGATGATAACTTTTACACCTAACACAATTACATATGCAGTACCAATAAACTCAAAATTAGGTAGAAAAATATCCAGAGCAAGAATAGGAATTGTATTTCATACTTTCTATTCAGGTAAAGATATGAAATCTTTATCTGCTGGTTTTGGAACAATAAGAAGTAAGTCAGGTTCAGCAGCAGTCTATTTAGCAAGTGCAGGTTATACAGATACATCTGGTTCATCTACATTTACATCTGGAGAACTATCTAGGTTTGATGGACTAATAAGAATGGCACAAGGTTCTTTACATAAAGCATCCTCTTTATTAAATGCAATGAAATCAAACGATAGTCTATCAGTAGGGTTTAGGTTAAAATCATTTTTCAATCATTATATAAAAAACACACAAGGGCATATGGGTAAGGTTAAAGTCTTGCAAGATATGTTTAGAGAATATTACGAACAAATTTTAAGAGCAGAAATTAGTGCTAGAAAAACCGAAAAAGGTAAACAAAAATATAGAGATATATTAGCAACAAATTTAAAATTTATTGATAGAAATAGAACTGCTTTATACTTTGCAATAGCGAGTCACGTCAGCTTAGGAAATGCAAAGAATTTTTTAATACAAAAACTATCACAGATACAATCAATCGGACATTTTATAAGAACAAGTAAAGGTTATAGAGTAACTAATCCAGAAGGATTTGTTGCAGTAGATAGAAAAGCAGGTGCAGTTAAACTAGTAGATAGATTAGAATTTAGTAGAGCAAACTTTACTATTGCTAAAGATTGGGTAAAAGGATAATGAAAAAGACATTAGATTCAGTAAGACAATATATCAACGAAGGTGTTTATGATCCAGGTATCTTTAAGGCATTCTTTTTAGCAGGTGGTCCTGGTTCAGGTAAATCTTTTGTAACTCATAGTGCGTTTGGAGGTACAGGTTTAAAACTTGTCAATTCAGATGTTAAATTTGAAAGAGATTTAAGAAAAATGGGTATGTCTATGAAAATGCCAGACGCTGAGGCATACTTTAGAGATATAATAAGATCAGACGCAAAGAAATTTGCTACAAAACAATTAGATTCTTATCTTAAAGGAAGATTAGGTGTGATTGTTGATAGTACAGGAAGAGATTATGGAGTTATATCCAGACAAGTTAATATGTTAAAACATATAGGGTATGATTGTTATATGGTATTTGTAAATACAAGTTTAGATGTTGCGTTAGAAAGAAATAAAAGTAGAGAAAGAAGTATACCAGAATATATTACAAAGAAAAGTTGGCAAAAAGTACAATTAAATATGGGTGCGTTTCAAAGAATATTTGGTCCTGCGAAGATGTTAATTGTAGATAATAGTAGAAGTGAAAAAGAATTAGTTACAACAACTCTATCTACTGCTGCTCGTTTTATAAGAAGTAGATTAAGAACTAAACCAGAAAACCGTACAGCAATGGCGTGGATTAAAAGAGAACTAGAATTAAAGAAAAGAAAATGAGATTTAAAGAGTACCTAAAAAATATACCAATCAAAGAGGCAGTCATAGATACACCTAGACAAACCTATGCTACAGGTGTGTTTGATAATGCGGATACAAATAATCCTAAATTGAAACCTGCAATTATTGATATGGTAAAGAAACAGATTGAAGAATTTGAAAAAGAATATCCTGTACTCAAAATAGGATTGATTGGTTCTATTCTAACTAAAAGATATAGGGATGACGCTGACTTGGATTTCAATGTGTTGTTTGATATACCTAAAGAAAAACAAGAAGAAGAAAGATTAAGATTATCTCACCAGTTTTTATCTGCTTCTAATCCAAATGCCATACAAGGTAAATTAATACCTGGTACAAGACATCCTATTAATTATTTCTTTATAGCAACCAATGAAGTATATGACGATCAACAGAAAAAAGCAGACGCAGCTTTTGATCCAATAAAAAATAAATTTATTAAACGACCTGAAGATTTTGAATTTGATCCTTCTTTATATGTTAAAGACTTTGATACAAAAGTACACGAGATAGATGTAATTAAAGGTGAATTAAAAAGAGATATAATAGATTATAAAGAACTAAAAGGTTTAACTACAAATGATGTTTTAAATTTACAAGATAAGATTAAAGATAAATTAGAAGAAATAGAATATGATATAGAACTAATAATAAAAATAGGTGATAAGGTAGATGTAGAAAGAAGAAAAGCATTTGATACTGATATGTCGCCTGACGAAATAAGACAATACGGCATTAAGAATAGATTACCTAAAGCAGTTATCTATAAGATGTTAGAAAAATATCACTACATTACTTTCTATAAAAAATGTAAAAAGATTTTAGAAGATGGTATTGTAACTGATAAAGAAATTGATAGTATAAAAACAGAAGCAGTTAGAAGAAGAAGAACAGTAGCATTTACTTTTGGTAGATTTAATCCACCAACATCTGGACACGCAAAACTAATAGCAAAAGTAGCAAGTGTTCCAGCAAATAGTTTTAAAATATATTTAAGTAGAAGTTGGGATACTAAAAAGAATCCATTATCTCCTAGAGAAAAATTAGCACATATGAAAAAGATGTTTCCTAGATATGCTAGAAACATTGAAATCAATACAACAAATATGATTTTAGATATTGCAAGTAAATTATACAGACAAGGATATACTGAAATCTTTATGGTTGTAGGTAGTGATAGAGTAAGAGAGTTTGAAACAATCTTAAACAAATATAATGATGTTAAAAGTAGGCACGGACACTATAACTTTGACAATATAAATGTACTATCTGCTGGCGAAAGAGATCCAGATTCAGAAGGTGTATCAGGTATGTCAGCAAGTAAGATGAGAACGGCAGCACAGAACAAAGATTTAACATCTTTCAAAAGTGGATTGCCTACAGGATATAGGGACGCAGAAAAATTATTTAAAGATGTAAGAAAAGGAATGAGATTAGCAGCGGAGTTTGAATACTCTAGTGATTACAGACCTATTAAAACCTTACAAGAATTTGAACAGAATCAAATAAGAGATTTGTATATTAGAGAAATGATCTTTAATATAGGAGATAAAGTTAATAACATTAAAGAAAACATTAATGGAAAAGTGATAAGAAAAGGTACAAATTATATTGTACTAGAAGATAACAACAACAATTTACACAAGGCGTGGATATGGGATTGTTTACCTATATCAGCCGATAGAGAGGCACAAGTGAGAGAATACAATTTAGATATAGATTATGGTTTTGAAGCCGTATCAGAAAAGAGAGAAGAAGAACCTGATAAAGTAAAAGAATCATACGAAATTGGGCACGATTATGCTCAACACACAGTTAAAGTAACCCCAGGACAAGATGGTTATGATCCAAATTATGAGGGTGGAGCATATAAACCAGCAGTAGATGGTACATCTGGTCCAAAAGTAGTAGAAAGACCAATAAGTACAGATATTTCTGTAAAAGATATAAATGATTGGTCAACTTCAAGTGAAACAATAGATAAATATAAGGAACGATACAAGGAAGAATGGCAGAAAAAGTTATCTGAAGTTGTATCTAAAATGATAAAGAATTATAATGGATAAAGAACTTGATAAATTTATAGAAGATATAAAAAATAACACACCAAACTCGGAACAGTTTGACGAACTAGAAGAAGAAGAAGATGAAGACACTAAAAGAAGTTAGACAAGGTTTAGAAGAAGCATCCGAAGCAAGTTTAAGTGATTTGCAATTTATTAGAGCAAAGACTCATAGTAATTCACACTTTGAAACAAGAAGATATATTGCAGACAAAATATTAAAAGACAAAAAATTAGCGAAGGCATATGAGGCGTTAGAATTTGTCCATAATAATTATGCTAGAGTTATTGGAAATGACGCAGTTACAACTAGACAAAGACTAGAGAGATTGTTAATGAGTGAGTTAAAAAGAAAAGTTAAAAATTGGGATAATGTTTATTCAGCATTATAAGAAAATATGACACACATAAGAACATTATTAGATCAGATGGCACAAATTGATGAAGGTAGAATGAAAGATATTTTTACTGCTGACCAAGAAGGAAAATCTGCTAAAGAAATTGCAAAGGCATTAAAGTTACCATTAGGTACAGTTAAGAAAATTTTAGGTGAAGAAGAAGAATTAAAAGAATTTACAAACACTCAACTAGACTCATTGGCAAAATCATATGCTTCAATGGCAGGTAAAACTATTTCAAT